GACGGTAACGATCCGGACGATGGTGTCCCAGGCCGCTGCGAAGGTGTCAGCGAATTCTGTGACCCAGTCGGTGAACTTGTTTCCCTCGTCGGTCAGGAACTGCATGGCGTCCTGGAAAGCCGGGGTGACGTAGTCGATGAACGCCGCCGCCGCGTCCTTCATCGCGTCGAACGCTCGCGCGATGAAGCGACCCACGGAATCCACTACATCCCTGAAGGTTTCGAAGTGGACGTACGCGGCGACGAAAGCACCGACGAGCAGCAGGATCGCTGTGACCGCTATAGCGATCGGCGCTCCGATCAAAGCGATCGCCGCTGCGATCGACAGGATCGGTCCAACGATGTTGATCGCTGCGGCACCTAGTCCGATCAGAGCGATCACCATGCTGGCGAGCACGGGATGCGCGTTCTGGAAACCGGAGAACGCTTCGAGCATCTCGGTAACGATCACAAGGATCGCCGCACCGACCGGCGCGGCGGCCTGGAGCAGGTCGATGAACGCGCGGCCAAGGTCGCGCAGGAATTCCAGCACGGAAGGGGTCACGCTGCGGATGTAGTCGAGGAAGTTCTGGAACGACTTGTTGGTGTCGAGGTTCGTTGCCCAGGTCGCCCACCCCTTGCTCATCGCCTCAAGGCCACCGAGGAACTCGCCGGTCATCGGGAGGAAAGCGGACACGAGACCGGCGAACGCGGTGATCAGATTTCCGATGATCTTTCCGAGGTCCGTCAGCATCGGGCCGATGGTCGCGCCGATCTGGTCGATGAACTGGGCCCAGAAGCCGCTCGTCAGCGCGCCGAAAGCCGACGACTGCAATTCCCTGAACGCCGTGGCCACTCCGGAAACGATCGGAGCCAGGGACGGCAGGACAGTCGCCATTCCGCGCAGACCAACGGCTGCCAACTCGAATACCTGTGGTTCGAACTGGCCAGCGAACTCCGCCCACACCGACGAGAAGTTCCGCAGTTCCCTGACGGCGGCGGCCTGCGACGGGGTCAGCGTCTTCCAGATCGCGTCCATCTTTTCCAGCGCCTTGTCCCGCTGGTCGTCAGTGACGGCAAGGTTGTATTCCTTCTGCGCCGCCGTCAGTTTCTTGTTCGCTTCGAGGACGTTGTTGTAGTTGGTCGCGGCCACCAGGCCGAACAACCCGACCGATACACCGGCCGTGGCGAACGCCGCGCTCAGACCGGCCACGGCGCCAAGAGCGGCCCCGCCCAGGGGAACCAGAGCAGGCCCGAGCAGGAGGGCGGCGGCGGTGAGCGCGCGCACCGACTGACCGGCGGCCCGGGTGGTGTTGGCGAGGTCTTGAAGGTTCGCCCGGCTGCGGCTGGTGTCGACGATGACTTCTGCGCGCTGATCCCGGATGGCGGCCATCTCAGCGCGCAGCCGGGCGATCTCGGCGGCGCCGGTCACGTCGACGTCGATTTCTGCTCGCCGGTCGCGGACCCCTGACATTTCTTCGATCAGCCTGGCTATTGCTTCTTCGCCGGTGACGTCGACGTCGATTTCCGCGCGCTGATTCCGGATGCCGTCCATCTCGGCGCGGAGTCTGGCTATGGCTTCTTCGCCGCTGACGTCGACGTCGACTTCGACGTCGATATCGGCCACGGTGTTATCGAGGTCTTCGACCACGCCTTTTACGTTTCCGAGGTCGCGGATGGCTTCGGCCACGTTGGTTTTCACCTGGATGACGATGCCTTCGCCTTCCATCGACTTAATCAACTGGTCGATGGCCATCAGTTTCGCGGTCGCGTCGTCCTTCGCGTCGATCTTCACGTCGAGTTCAGCGACCGTTGGCACCGGCTATCCGCCTTTCGACTTCGATTTCGGCGCGCGAGCCTTCGCCTCGGCATCCTGTGAGGCCAAGGCTACCTCTAACCACCATGTGGGCTTGTTCGCAAGATCCCACGGTGCTACGCCGAGGTACCGCGCCGCCCTGATGACGCGGTACCACGAGGGCACTGACCCGAACAGACCGTCGGTCTTGAGGGCTCGGGCCAGGCCCCTCACGATTGGGGGTCGGGCTTCCCGTCGCTGTTGATGGCGTTGATGATCTTGTTGTAGATCGAGATCGGGACGTGCATCAGCGGGTCATAGGGCTTCTCCGGCTTGCCCTGTTCGATGATCGCTCCATCATCGTCAGTGACAACAACGGTCGGGACCGGTTCCGGCTCAGCCAGCGGGATCAGGTTGTTGTAGTCGTCCGTGAGATCCCACTGGACAACGAGTTTCCGGATCTGGTCAGCGATCTTGCTGATGTCTTTCTCGGTCGCGAGCGCCTCCAGTTCGGCCGGTGTCCACGACGGTGGGCGGTAGGTGATGTTCAGGATGCCGCCTTGACCGAAGTCGACCCTTAGATCCTTGATGTCTTTGAGGGCGTCGCTCATTCTCATGGGTGGAGCCTATCTGTTGACAACGACTAATGGTTGTTGTGGAGTCTACAAGCCGAAGACCCCCGCCGAAGCGGGGGTCTCGTGCCCTCAATTACAGGGTGACCGTGGTGGTGATGACCTCGATCGTGAACGCCTTACCAGCACCCCACGAAGCGTCGTGCGTGGCCGAGAACGTCCACGTCACTCCGTAGACACCTTCCTCGTCGCCGAGTTCGGAGACGTCGGACACCTGCCCGCACACGTCGATCGTCACCATGTGGTTCTCGTTGTCGGCAGGCAAGGCTGCGGTGTAGATGATCGGCCCCACGGCCTGGAGCCGCAGGAACCGGCTCTCGCCGTCGCGCATGGCCTCCAGTGACGCCATGCCCTGAGCGTCGGCCTCCTGGGTGACCTTCATTTCGACAGTGGGCTCGACCTCGATCACAGCGGCAAACGACGGCTGCGCCGCGTCGACCACCCAGAGCGGGCTGAACCGGTCACTGATGTTGAACTCACCCTTCAGCACCCGCAGCATCTTCGTTTCACCGATGTCCGCCGACAGGGCGTCCATGTAGAACGACAGTTCCGTCGGCCGCACCGGGATCTGCGGCAGCGTCGTCGGTGAGGACGTCAGGGTGACACCGTCTTCGATGGCCCGCCCGAGAACTGTGCCGCCGAGTTCGATCGACTCGCGCGACCAGTTCCAGGTGTACTCGGTGAAGATGGCGTTTGACATCCGGTGCGCCCGGACACCGGAGCCCTGCTCGATGGTGAAGGTCTTCGGCGAGTCGTCACCGAAGGTGTTGCTGGTGAAGGTGTATCGGTAGGCACCTGTCGCCGTGGCGCCGTCCATGATCTGAGCGATGGTCGGCGCGTTGACGCAGGACGAGAAGGCGTACGGCAGTTCCGGGTATACCGCCAGACCTTCGATCCCGGCCTCGGTCCACTCCTTCCCGAGAATCTGCAACGAACCGTACTTCTGCCCCGCCGGGAGCAGTTTCTTGATATCGACCTTGGGACCGAAAGAGAACCCCATCGACCCGAGGCGCTTGTTCGCAGCGACAGCCGTGCCGGGAGTGCTCTCGACCCCGATCTGTGCGCTCTGACTGATTGTGCTGCGCTCCGCCACGGCGGGGCTCCTCTCGCTGGTTGTTTACGACCCTCAGTCTGACAGAGCGTCGATCTGGGCTCGGTACGTTGCGGCGCTGTTCGGGTTCACCGTCGGCGAGCGCAGCGACGCCTTGATGTAGGAAGCAGGCTCGTCGAAGTATGCCTCGTACGCGATGGTGCTGGCTGGCTTGGTCTTCAGCCAGTTGTAGACGTGGTTGATGAAGCGAGGATTGTCTCCACCGGCGTTACCGGCCCACTGGCAGCCGGAAGTGTTACAGCCCAGGCCCCACTCCGGGAGCGCGAACTTCTTACCGTTGGCGATGGCGTAGTTGTAGGAATCGGTGAGCGATCGGAACTGGTTGGCGCGGTTGACGTTGTCGGCTTCGGTGAGAACCGGGTTATAAGCGTCGTAGTAATCGATGCCATAAACATCGACGTTCGCTTTGACTTCCTGGAAAACCCCGCGCACGTCGACGCCGGTCTGATCTCCTCCCCAGTTCGGGTTGAAGGTAATCGTGAATCCCGGTGCGGCATTGTTGATAGCGATCGCGGCCCGATTGAAAGCAGCGACCCATGCGGTCCGGTTGCTGGAATTGACATGCCAGGCGTTGGGGAGGTTCATTTCCCAGGCGAGCCGGACGTCGGCCTTGGGGTCGATGGCTTCGACCTTGTTGGCCCACGCTGTCCATTCAGTGTTGTAGTTAGTGTTCACGTTCCCGTTGCCCGGCCACAGCGGCATCGAGAACGACAGGCGACCCTGGTACCCGGCCGGGATTGGTTCGGTGTAGGCCCAGTTCGCATTCAGCGCCGCCCAGTTGTCGCGGGCCGGGTGGATAACGATGATGTCCGCCGCAGCCCCACGCATCGTCTGGAACCCCGCCACGTTCGCGGCGCTCTGCGCCTGCGGGTTGACTCCTGAAGCCCACGGCATTCCCGAGAGGAAGTCGCTGCCCGGAACCTGTGTTGGTGTCGGGGTTGGGGTCGGCGGTGGCGGGACGGTCGTGGTCGGCGGCGGCGGAGGTGGAGGCGTGGTCGGCGGAGGCGTGGTCGGCGGGGTGGTCGGTGGTGCGGTGAGCGAATCCAGATACGCCTTGATGATCGCCTGGTCCTGGTCGATGTGAGCCAGGGCGGCCTGCGCTTCGGCGAGCGTCGGCGTGGCGGTGTCAGCGTCAGCCGACATCGTCGTGAAGGCCAGCGTCGCAACGGCAACGAAAGCCGTGAAGCCGAGCCCGATTCGCTTGCGGTTCATGGTTCTCCTATAGATCGTGCGAGGCTTGGATCCGGTAGATCCCGCCGAGGTGCCGGAACTGTATTCCCTCGTTGACTTCCGGGTACTGAATGATGCGTTCCCGGATGGTTGTCAGCGAGCCGTTCGGGATGGTGATGTTCGTGTGCGGGCGGTGCAGCAGTGCGTGGATCCTTGCAGCGATCGGCCCGACGGTGTCCCAGCCGGATGCCCGGTCGACCGCCTTGACCATGTACAGGCAGTCTCCCATGATCTCGATTCCGCCGACCCCCTGAATGTCGCCGTGGTCCTGCAACAGGAACGTGACGTACGGAGTCGCCAGCAGTTCGCCGGACAGCGTGCCGGACACCGACTCACCAACCAGATCGACGATCTCGCTGTCGGTGGACAGCAGGTCGTACAGCCAAGGCTCGATGACCCCAACGGTGATCAGCGGTGTGTTAACCACGGGCTGCACACGCCTTCCGGACGGCAGCGGTCATCCGCTTCGCGTACAGCGGCTCGTGCTGGTGAGCGGTCGGGCCGACGATCGGTCGGGCCGCGTGAAACCTGGTGCCCCACTCCTGGAATCGGGAGTAGAACCCCTTGCCCCGGTTATAACCGATCCAGACCTCAGCGTGGTAGCGGCCGAGGTCGCGAGCGACAGTGACACGCCGAACGAGACCGGTGTCGATCCAGAGGGTCTGCTTGAGTTCCGTCGCCATGTCTTCGGCTTCGCCCAGGACGGCCTCGTCGATCTCCCGGGGCATCGCGTAGGCGATGGCCCCGAAGTGGTTGGATCGTACGGTGACACCCATCAGAGTTCCCTGATTCCAGCGCGGTTCACGGTTGTCACATCGGTCGGCGGGGTCAGAACGTTGGTGATGACCCAGATGCTGTTGTTCTTGGTCACCCTGGCCCTATCGCCTTCCTTGTACACGGTTCCCAGCGGTAGCAGCAGAATCGCGCTGGGCCGCCCGTACACCGAGTCCAAGGCGATCTCCGGGTCGCCGTCCTTCAGCCTGACGACCCGGCACTTCACCGGCTGGGCGCGCTCCACCCACGTCTCGTTGACACCACCGGTGGTGTCGCGGATCTTCGTCCGGTCACGCAGATAAACGGAGTCCAGCATCGTCTGGAGGACGAGCCGGATCCCGTTGCCGATGACCGAACCAACGTTCATGCCTTGGGCGCGATTTCATCCAGCCGGTGCGGATGCTTCGCAGCCAGGAACTCGATGTGACTGGCTGAGATGGCATCCGCGTAAGGCCGTTCCGGATATTCACCGACGACGTCCTTGACCGGCTTGTCGGTCTTGGAACTCTTGGCCTTGCTTTTTTCTGTGCCGCTCATGATGCGTCTCCTCAGATCACGTTGCTGGCTAGGACTTCCAGAGAGATCTCGTCGACAGCGTCGACGACTCCGGCGGCTTCGGGCCGGAAGAACCAGGTTCCCGGCGCGTCCACGACGAAGGCCACGTCGAACAGTCCGGTGTCCCGGCGGACGAAGTCCTCGTGAGGGTACGTCAGGATGAAGGTGGAGCCGCTCGGCGACCGCGCGGTGACCTGAGCGATCGTCGGGTCGGTCGGGACGCCGAACAACCGGATCTCGACCTCGACCTGGACCCGCTGACCCTCGTACACGCGTTGCTGCTGCCCCATCACGTCCTCCTGATCCTGGCGCGGACCTCACCGACGACGCGGAAGGTGGTGACGATAATCCCCGGCCTGCCGAAGATCCGCCCGAACTGCTGACGCAGCATAGTTCCTGTCGGCGTCACCGAACCGACGAACCTCTTGGCGATCATCTTACGGACCGAGCCCGCCGGGGTGATCGAGCCAGCGAAGTTCTTCATAGTCATCTTCCGCAGCGCGCCGGACGGCGTCGTCGACCCGGTGAACGTCTTGATGGTCATCTTCCGCAGCGCGCCGGTCGGCGTGGTTGATCCAGTGAAAAGCCGTGTGATGACTTTCATCTTGGTCATCACACCGGTCGGGGTCATGCTGGCGGTGAAAGTCTTGATGACGGTCTTCCGCAGCGCGCCGGTCGGTGTCATCGACCCGCCGACGGTGATGGTCGCCTGCGTCGGCGTGACGGTGTCTTGCAGGTCGAAGTTGTCGACGAAGAAGTCCTTGGACCCGGCGGACGCCGACGCGTTCGTGAAACCCCAGTTGCCGGTGGTGGGCTGGGTGCCGGAGTCCGTGAAATCCATGTCCCAGGTGGACGTCACCTCGGGGTTGGCCTGCGGCCACAGTCGCATCCGGATTCGGCTGCCGAAGATAGCGATTCTCATCTTCATCAGCACGCCGGGCGTGAAGGTGTAGGAGATGTCGGACAGCGGGACGCTGTTGTAGTTGGGCACCCACTTGCCCATGTTGATCTGGCCACTGCCGTGGTTGAACAGGAAGTAGTAGCCACCGTCACCGTCGACGGCGGTTCCGGCTCGCGCGTAGAACGCGGGGAACATCGTCCCAGCCGCTGGGACGACCCACTCGAACACCGCTTCAGCGTCGGCGGTACTGGCCCGGTTGACCCGGACAGACGACCGGTTGAACGCCGTTGTCCCGGTGCGGAGGCGGCCCTGGTTGCCCTGGATCTGCCACGACCCGCCGCTGCCCTGGTTGGTGGGCATGACCCAGTTGGTGTTGACCAGACTGGTGCCGTTGGTGCCGGTGAAAGTGTCGACGCCGCTGACCGGCATCAGGCTGGTCATGCCTCAGCCGCCCGAGACGACCGTGAACTGGTAGGTGGCCTGGAGGCTTTCGGCGTTGAGGAGGTTGACGGCAGCGTAAGTGGTGCGGTCCAGCATGACCCCGCCGCCGGTCGCGGCCTGGGAGAAGATGCCGTGTTCGGTGTTCGCGACGGTCGCGGAAACCGTGATGGTGGCGACGGTTTCGTAGACGTGCGGGTTACCGGCCTGCTCGCCGGTGGTTCCGGTGGGCCGGGTGTTCGACACCGAATACTGAGTGGTCAACTCCGTAGTCAAGGCCGTGTTCCCGACAGCCTCGGCGGCGGCACCGGTTCCGATGCCGTGGTACTTCATGTTCTCCAGTTCCACCAGGTTCTGGAACGCGTCGACGATGTAGCCGACCCCGGTGGTCGTGATGACCCGACAGCCCACCAGGCCGAGGTCGTGCTGCATCCCCTGCTGGTCGATCTTCGCCAGCCACAGGTTCCCGATGATCGCGATGGCCCCGCCTCGCGCGGCGTCCTCAGCGGCCTCTGCGGCGGCGATCGAGCGTTCGAAGATCGGCGCGTTCTCCTCCTGCCACGCCACCTTCCGCAGCCACGCCGTCTTACCGCCACGCTTCGGGACGCTGCGAATCAGCGACTTCGGGGGGCTGCCGTAGAGCCGGGCGTCCGCCTCGGTCATCACCGCCGGACGCGGGATCGGGGCGGCGATCTTCCGCAGGAACAACGCGCCGGAAGGCTTGGACGAACCGTTCATGATGGGCAGCCTCTCAGGGCGTCGGCAGAATCGTGAGATCGCCCTCGGTGACCCGGTACGGGTACGACGACGTCAGCGTGACAGATCGTACGCGGCGGGGCAGCAGGCCCGCCGTTTCGAGTGCTTCGTCGATGTCGGCGAGATCCTCGTCCGTGACCACGACGCGGGGACGGAAGTCCCGCTTGTGGAAACCGACACCGACGGACCCGTCAGCGCCGATCTGCTGTTGCGAATTCATGTCCGGGTTGCTGAGCACCCGGATGACGACTTCGGCCGCGCACATCGCCACCAGGCGCGCGGGAACGTCGCCTGCGGCGACCGCGTCGGCCAGCATCGGCCGCATCAGGTCGATCTTGGTTACGGCGTCGTCCAGTAGCGTCGACGCGATGTCTTCCTCGCTGGGAGTGCCCGACGAATCGAGGGCACGCCACCGGTTAACGACATCGTCGATCGTGATGCTGTAGGCCATGGCGTGCCCTCGATTCGGTGGTAATTACTGCGGGTTGGTTCCGGCCGGTGTGACGACGATCGTCTCCGGCGTCGGAAGCCCCTTGGTCACACCGGCGAGGGTGTAGTTCTTGTTCGGCGTCGGATCCATCTTCGTGCCCCGGTGCCCCTTGGCCTGCTCCTTGTCCACGCGCTCCTGCATAAACTGCTGGAGCGCTGCGGCGCCGGGCTCGTCGGCCACCTGGTTGGATGGGGCCTCGCCGACCCCACGAGGCGGGTTGGTCGTCACCTGAGCGTTGACCACCTCGCCCTGCTGGAGCCCACCGGCAGTGATGGGCGCGGTGCCCGCCGCCGGGGTGTCGCTGGTCTCGGTCGTCTTCGACGCCGCAGTCTTCTTGGCCTCAGCCATATCAGTTGTTCCTCTCGAATCGGATGGAGCCCGAGCCGCCGGGATCGACGAGCCCGGTTCCACCAACGGCGGCCGAACGGAACTCCAGGATGTCACCGGCCACGACCGCGTAGTCAGCGGCGGTCGAAGTGCGGGTGATCACCTTCTCGTCGAAGGCGGTGAGGTTGACGCCGGACACCAGGGCCAGGCTGGCGACCACGGCGGTACCGGCACCGGCCTGACCCTTGTTGATGACCGAGATGGTCCGGCTCGCGGGGGAAGCGGCGCCGGTCACCGAGGCGACGGGTGTGTAGGTGACCGACGTGACGATGCCGTCGAACGGAGCCTCGATCACCTCGCTGTTCGTCGCGAGAATCGTCGCAGGGGCGACGTCGAAGTTCTTGACCGTTGCTGTAGGCATTACGCTCCCACCGTCCGGATGTAGCCGACCGGGTAGCGAGTGCCCTCGGTCGGGTTGTCGTTGTTGATCTGGTTGCTGACCTGCCAGCCGACCCGGAACTTCAGTCGGATGGCCTGCATGTCCTGCTGCGGCAGGTTGTAGACGATGTTGCCGTCCTCGTCGGTGATGACACCTTCGGTGATCAACTTGTACTCGATGCCGGACTTGATCCCGACGAGGAAGTTGGTCCAGTCGCCGCCGATCAGGGCGACACCGTTGACCCCGGCGCCGCCGGACACGGGCCACAGGCCACGCATCGGGTAACTGATCTCGACGCCGTCGACGGACCTCAGGTCTCCGCTGACGCGGCCCGGGTCCATCTTCTCGCCGGTCGACTGCCGAGCCCGGCGGAACTTGCCGCGAGTAGCGATCGGCGACAGGTACCGGGTGATGTCGTAGCCGTCTTCCTCGACCACGCCGATCAGGTTGTCCAGGTCGCCCATGAAGCCACCCTGAGCGGTGGTCGCTCCGCCGAAGTCGACGAAGTTGCTGGCCGCCGCAGCCGCCGCGATGACGTTGGTCGGGAACGACGTCGGCGCGTTGATACCGAAGAACACCGCAGAGTCGAGGACTCGGGCGAATGCCTCCACCAGCAGGGGCTGCGCCTCGTCCCAGATGTCGACCTGGACGTCTTCCATGACGTTGTCCGCGACCGGCATGATGACGGCGATCTCTTCGATCGTCATGTACCGGTTCGCCCAGGACATCTCGGTGGTCTGCTTGAGACCGGTGTCCCCGACGACCCAGTACGCGATGGGCAGCGCGCTCAGGATCGGGAACCGCATCGAGTTCCCGGAGACGGGGATGGGTCGAAAGAGATCCAGCACGGTGGACTCTTCGGTGGCCTTGCCGAGCATCTCTTTCGAGACCTCTTCGGGCACAAGGGGGCTGACGTCGGTACGGGTCGTCAGCGAATCGTACGCGCCACCGGTGAAGCCGAAGATCGGCTTCCCGTTGCGCCGGTAGCCGATTGGCCTGGTCAGTGGCACTCTGCACTCCTGAGGGTTCTAGCGACACCCCCTGGTGGAGTGCCGCGTTACTGGCCGCGCTTCTTCTGCGATTCCTGGCGCAGTCGCGCGGAGAAGCCTGATGCCGCCGGGGCCGTGTTGCGGGCGCCGCCGTCGTAATCCGTTGCTCCGGTGGTGCTGTCCTTCTTCCAGTTCGGGCGTTCCTTGAGGATCCTGGCGAGTTCGCGTTCGATGGCCTTGACGTCGGGCTTGCCGTCGTCGCCAATGAGGTCTTCGATGTCGTCCCGGAGGACCAGCACCGCGTCTCGCGGTGTCGCGAACCCCTTGGTCGCCATGGCTTCGATTTTCGCTTCGGTGATCGACTTGGCCGCTCCAGCCCTGGCTTCCGCCAGTGCTTCGGCTTTCGCTTCCGCCTTGATGGCGTCGACGTCGACCGTGTCCGCACTGCTCTTGGACCCGGTACCGGTTCCCCCGGTGACCTTCGCCTTGAACTCGTCGAAACTCTTCGCACCCGACTCACGCATCAGGACTTTGAAGCCACGTGCTTCACGCTGAGCCTTTTTAGTCGCCTCGCGCTCGCGTTCGATGGCCTTCTTCAGTCCCTCGGTGCTCTCGGGGTCCGGCTCGTTACCGTCGCCGTCGTCTCCGCCGTCGCCGTCGCCGTCCCCACCATCACCGCCTCCGTCGCCGTCACCATCCGGAGCCGAGCCGGTGAACGGCCAGATCGGCCGACCATCCAAGCGCGTTCCGAGCGGTGCAATGTTCAGGTACGACAGCGACATGCGTAACTCCCTGGGTGCTGGCAGCCTCACGCCGCCGGTGGTGATGGCCTCTCGCCATCCGAGCAGTGATGGCCTCTCGCCATCCGATCTACGTTGTGGCCGGTGAGCGTCACGCTTACCGATCACCGACAATATAGCCGTAGCGCCGCAATGCTTGCCGCGCAACCTCCCGATCGCCGCGCGAGTCCTTCATGATCTGCCACGGTGTGGGCCTGCGGACCTTCGCCGCGTTGCGCCCGTAGTAGCCCTTCTTCGTCGTCCCCTCCCGGGTGTACCGGCGGCCACCGTCGGCGGTGTACATCCCGTTCCTGCGCGCCGTGGCGTTGACGACCTGGCTGATGTCAGCGCCGTGGCGGATCGCTTCAGCCTCGCCCTTGCCGAACAGTCGGTCCTGATCGTCGGGGCTGAGTGAGGCGAAGTACTCGTCGGCGTCGACGACGATGCCCTTGGACGCGGCCAGCGTGACCGGCATGTGCTTGCAGTCGCAGTTGGGGTGCCGCAGGAAGCCGTCTGACCATTTGTAGAACCGGCCCGCCAGGATCGCGCACCGACCGCATGACGGCGGGTCCAGCACGCGGATCCAGCCGAGCGTGACCGGCTTGCCGATGACCGCTGGCGTGCCAGGTGGCCTCCGCAGCGGACGAAGCGGTCGCTCGGCGACCCCCGGCGGCCGGGGCGGGTCAAGGTCGATGAACCTGCGGTCCGGTGGGGTGAAGACCGGAGGCGCCGGGTCCGGGGTGGTGTTGCGGCGGATCGGCTGGCGGTTGTCGATCTCCCGAACGTCGTCGGCGACGATCAGGACGACCGCGTCGGCTCCTCTGCTGGCGTCGGAGATCTGGGTCTTGACCACCATCTCCAGGAAGTCAGCCCCGGACTTCATGGCGTCCCGGTCGCTGGCTCCGGCGCGCAGTTGCTGGCGGACGCGGATGACGGCACCGGCGAGCAGGCTGTCAAGGTCGCGGTTGTCGGAGGCGATCCCAGCGAACGCGTCGTAGTCGATCGGCGGGATCTCGCCGAGATCCAGCCCCAGCGCGTTGAGAACGGTTCTCATGTAATCTTCGCTGTCACCGGCCGCGATCCGCTGAGCGACCGCCAGCAGGGTGTAAATCCGGTTCCCCACCCCGCCGCGAACCCACTCGCTGACGATCGTTGACACCCGCATCGTCAGGAAGATCCGCAGCGCCTGCTCCACGGCGGCCTGCCGCTGCGCGGCCTGCTGCCGCTGCCTGGCCTCAGCCAGCGCGAGCGCCAGCGCCGCCTGCTGACCGATCGACGACGGCGCTTCGGTGGTGACGCTCACTTCGCGGTCGCCTTAGCGACCCCTGCCCCGCCCGGCCTGCCGGTCCCGTTGCCACCAGCACCGGCGGAACCGGACCCGCCAGTGGTCCGGCCGGATGTCCGGCGCGGCGTCCGGCCACCGATCGAACCGGTGACCTTCGCGTCCTGCTGAGCCCGGAAGTTTTCCCCGAGCAACGCGGTCGCGTCGTTCATCGCCTGCATCCGGGCCTGCTCGGCGGCCATCGTCTTCCACCGGGCGATCTCCTCCTGGCTGGCTCCCCAACGCTCCCACAGGGCCTCCTGCGGAACGCCGATCGTTCCCATCTGCACCAGCGCCGACACGAGTTCGCCTTCGGTCCGGAACCCGGGGTTCTTCCACAGAGCCTCCATCGACTGGTCGCCCTTGCTGCTCAGACCGGCGATCTTCCGGGCCATCCGAGCGGAGCCTTCGAGCCCACCGTTCATGCCGCGTGAGCGTTGCCCGCACTTGCTGACCAGGCCGGACTCGGACGCGATCAGCGTCTCGCCGTTGACGTTGGACAGGTCACCCAGCAGGTACTGCGCCGGGGTCCGGCTGCGGCTGGCCATGTCCTGGATGTAGTTGGTCTTCGCGAGGATGTAGTCCTTCAGTTCGGTCGTGGCGAACGACCCGAACCTGGTCTCGACAACCTCGGTGGTGAGCATCCGGTTGTGGCCGACCTGGATTTCCGGGTTGGTGTTGCCGTCCTTGTCCTTGTCCGGCCAGCCGCTGGCCCACTTCGCGGGGAACGCTCCGAAGTCCTGCGCCATCAGCAGGTCGACGACGGTCTTGATGATCCGGTCCTGGGTGTCGCAGAGGTCTTCGAGTTCGGACCGGCCGCCGGTCAGCAGGCGCGGGTTGTTCGGCAGTTCGTAGATCGGCACCTCGCCCAGGTCGTTGCGGGCTGGCCACGACTCGCCCTTGACGCCACGGCGCTGCCACTGCGGGCGGATCGTCTTCACGCTGGCGCTCGGGCTTTTCGCCCGGTACTTGTAGATCAGGTCGGGAAGGTACAGCGTGCAATGGATTTCGTCGGTCCAGTCGTCGCGCCACACCTTGAGTGCGGCGGCGACCTCGGTCCGGTTGCCGGGCTGGTACTCGACGATGCACTGGCTGGAGTGCTCGACCCACATCTTCGGGGTCTCGCGGTCTTTCGGGTTCGGGGCAACGAGCATGTACGACTGGCCGGTGATCGCGGCTTCCAGCAGGCCCTGATCGAAGTAGGTGTCCAGGTCGTTGGCCTGCCAGATCCGCCACATGTCCATGTCGGCGGCGCCGAGGTCCGACGGCTCCTCCTCGGGGATCTCGATGACGTTCGACGTCGGCGGCGTAATCTTCTGCGCAGGTAGCTTTTTCGGCTTGACCTTGTCGGGGTCGTTGATCCTGAAGCCGGTGACGCTCATCCGCTCAACCTGCGCGTCACAGACCAGGCCGGTGAAGTTGACCCGCGACATTTTCATGATCCGCTGGAAGTCGTCCTCGGCCTGCGGTGCCAGCCAGGGCAACGGGAAGTCGCCACGGTAGTAGTCGTCATACTTGTTGATCATCGGCATACGGTTGACGATCTGGCTGTAGAGACGGTGCACCCACCACAGCGGAGACAGAGGCTGGTAGCCGCCGCTCCCGAGCGGCATGGTGAAATCGCTGTGGTCCACGGTGCGTCCCTTCTCAGTACGATCGCGCCGCGCCGGTAGCGCGGGTCAGGACTTGCTTCGGTGCCCACGCCAGCGGACCCTCAGCGTGAAGATCGGCCGCAGCCTCGTGCGCCAGGGTATCGGCCATCGCCAGGTCGATCTTCCGATACGGGTCAGGCTTGCCGATGAGGTACTTGTCCTGCGGCTTCGCGACCTTCCGGGCGTTGCTGATGTGATCAGCGGTCATCAAGCAGTTGTCGTGCGTGGTCCGGCCGGACAGCAGGTCGTTGCGAGCGCGCTTCAGCGACAGGAACATCTGGTCGATCCGCCACGTCGCCCACTCTTTGACGACGTCTTCATCGCAGGCCAGCGCCCACTCGCCGATCTCCGAACGCCAGTCACGGGGGTCGCAGTAGAACTTCCGCAGCCGGTACTTCCGGTTGATCTCCAGCACAGCGGTGTTCACCTCACCGCGTGGGATCGACCCGCCCCACTCGGCGGGGTTCCAGTAGCACGGCCGGTTGTCCGGCCCGTAGGTAGGCGTGAACCGGTACCCGTCCTGGGTTTCCAGCCGGATGCCGGTCCAGTCGTCGTTGTCGGACCCGTCGAACCCGCCGCCGACCGGCTCACCGATCGGGTCCGGGCGCGGCGCCAGCCTGGCTTCCCACTGGGTGTCCTCGATCCACTGGCCAAGCCCGGCGACCAGCCGGTTGCCGTAGAACCGTTCAGCCTGCCCGGGGTCGGTCAGGAGGATCTCGTACGCCTCGGCCTCGATGCCGTCAAGGTCCACCCAGTGGCTACCGGCGTACACGTACCGGTGGATCTTCCGGCGCTCGCGCTTGTTGGTGTACGACAGGTTCTTTGGTGGGGTGCGGTGCAGGCGGAAGATGTCTTTCGCGTTCAGCGCGGCCAAGGCCGTCTTCTGCGCGACCGAGCCTTCGCTGGGATCCCAGGCGTTCGTGGTCTCGACGACCCGCCCGCCCATGCCGGATGCACCACGGCGCTGGGTCTGCGCGACCTTGACCATGTTGCCGCCCTTGCCGTCCTTCGCGGCGGGTAGCCACAGGCCGGTTTCGTCCTGCGGCACGAAGGTGACGCGCTGGCCCAGGCGAGATTGGTTGTTCGAGGTGACGGTGTCGATCCGGCCGCCGCCGGGCAGCCGGATCCATTCCTCACCGACGCGGCTGACGACGTTCGCGAGCGGCCCGTTCTCCACCATCGGCCGCAGCGCGTCGTAGATGTTGCCGGTCTGTTCCTCGCTGAACGCCGTGATCTGAATGAGCGGTGTCGGCCAGGGAATCCCCTTCGGCTCACCGGGGCTGTAGTAGTAGACCCAGCCGCAGTCGCATCCGTGGTCGATGCACCGATACATCTCGCCTTCGACGGCCCACCCGGCGAACATGGCCGGGCCGACCCCCTCCAGGCAGCACTGCGACGCGGTCAGCGGCCCCTTGCCGGACTTCTGCGGCATGACGATCTGCGAGCGCCGGTTGTGGAACGCCGGGGCCCCCATACCGGGAATGCCGCGCTTGAGCCGAGCGGTCGGTTTCACCCGGTAATGGTTGGCGTAGAACCATCCCTGCCAGTCGCAGAGGATGTACGGGTTGCCCTTGTTGAACCCGTCGGGGATGACGCAATGCTTTTCGACCCAATCGATCGCCACCCACATCACCGGGAAGTTGATGACGAACTCGTCGGCTGGGTTGGCCAACGCTGTACTCACCTGAGCAAGCAGCCAGCGCGGTAGGTATGGCCGCTTCCGCAGTCAGCCAGGCAGGCTCGGTTGTGGAAGTACAGCCATACCAGCCGCACTCGCGACGTGCGCCAGAGCCACCTCATGACGCCTCCTGGCTTGAAGCCGCGTCATAGGGATTCTCGCTCACAGCACATCACACCCCTCGATATCCAGCACGGTCGCCGCTCCGCCATCAATGGCGTCGTCGTAGTCGACGCCATCGATCTCCCCAGGCATCAGACCACGCTCCGCGACGGGTCGAAGGAATCCGGCGCCGTGCATGGCCAGCGGGCGGCGACGAGGAAGTACTCCCCGCCGAGGATCGGTGACATCGCCTGCTTGCTGACGATCTCCGGTGCCCGGTCCATCCGCAGTTCAACGCCTGATCCGGCGTCTCGGCACACCTGCTCAGCCTTGATCCGGAGCCGGTTGATGATCTCTTTGGCCGCCGATTCGCTGTCACCGAAACTGAGGATGTCGGCGTTCGGGATGTGCAGTTCGACGTCGAGTTGAATGTCTTTCATCGGGCGTGGCTCCTAGAACGGGATCGGCTCGTCCGGATCATCATCCCCGGCGTCGTCGTCCTCGTCGTCGTCGTCCTCGCTCGCGGCCACGGCGGAGGAATCTGGCCCGGTCGGCACGACCGTGAAGCGGTCCTTGGCCGACGGCTGCCCGCCGGGGAACTGGGTGACCGTCCCGGCCGCAGTTCCGGCCATGGCCGCTTCGATCGCTTCGGACTCGGCGGTCCCCTTGACGACGTAGCGGGCGGACAGCATCGACGGGACGGTGAGTAGCAGTTCGTTCTGCAACTGCTTCGCCAGCGTCCTGGTGCCGCCGAGAGCGTTCGGCTGCATCGCCTCGACGTACACCCGGACGTACATGGCCACCTGGTCGAACACGCGGTCGGCTTCCCAGACCAGCGCCTGCGGCATCGCCCACAGGGTCCGCCAGCGCAGCAGTTCCGCCGGGGTCGGCTCGGGGACGTCGTCCGGCCACTCGGGCGCGGGATCCAACCGGCCTGCCTTGGGCAGGTGTGTCCATTCCTTGCCGTCACGCGCCCGGTTCAGCGAGTTCGGGTCTGGTGCCGGGCCGGAGTAGGCCCGTGCGCCGCCGCTTCCTTTTCCACCCATGCGCTGATGGTAGACGCACAGAAGGCCCGGCACCCTGCTGCTACGTCGCAGGACCGGACCTTCGTGCGTCAGCCGAGGCTATGGGCACGTTGCTTATGACGACGACGTGTGCGAGCCAGCGGCCGATCTGGTGCAACCTTAGCCGACTTGACAACTCTTAGTCAAGTCGGCGCAGAGCAGCCCGGCAGCGGGCTCAGGGCGGGCGCGGTGGACCCGGTTAACCCAGGTGTGCCGCAGTGCCGTGAGATGTTCCGTGCCGGGCTGATACTCCCCATTGCGACCGGCTGGGGATCCGCCGGTGGTGTGCTCACCCCCCGGACCCCAACACCCGTCAGGGCTACCGGTTTACAGGGCAAACCTCGCGCGCGACGGCCAGGGCTCGAACCTGACTCGTTCCCGGCTGCGAACCGGCCGGGCCATCTCTGACCCCGTCGCACCCCCGGTTTTGCGCAGGACGGGTGCCTGACTAAGCGTGCAGAGGTTCGCCGGAGCGGACATATCGTGCTGCGTGGAGCCCCAGGGAATCGAACCCCAGCCGGTTGCCGATTTGACTCGGCAGCCTACCCATGTGCCCCTCGGTGCTCGCCCTACTAACGGGGGGTTTCGGACGGCACCAGGACGTTCGTTCGACGCTCTCGCAGGGCGGGCGAGTCCGCCCACGCCGTTCTACTTGCCCTTGTGGCGGGAGCCGGACTTGAACCGGCGACCTCCGGATTATGAGTCCGGCGTGCTGCCAACTGCACTATCCCGCTTCGAACACGACCGGCCCGACTCCGACGGGCTGTCAACGTCTGCTCCGCCACCGAGTCGACGGGTTTCCCCGTGCGTCGGGCTGGCGAGTATACGAGCGGTCGTGTTCATTGCTGCACTCAGGGGAACGGTCAATTCTTCCAAGCGCCGCAGTGCCAACACTAGCACTTGTCGTACTCTTGTCAACTGTTAGTCAGGCGTTCGAGCGGCCGGGCTGACAGGGTATGCCTACCTCCAGCAGCCAGCAGGGACTCCCACTTTGCATCGACTCCTGACGCCGCCCCTAGGAAACGCAACACGAGAAGCCGACCTGGCGAACCGCTCGCGACGGAGATCAGCCCCGCCACAACCGACCGTCGCATGGCGCGCAACTCGTGCCCGGAGTTTCACCGGAACGGTCTGTCAGAAGTAACTCTGCACCACTTGACAAGCGTTTGTCAAGTCGGTGGATGGCCGCAGCCGGAGAACATCGCTCCGCAGTCGCAGTGATGCTCGATCTTCGACGAATGACCGGCTGGGAGCACGCAGACGCAGGTTTCGCCGCCCAGTTTCCAGATCGGGCCGACCCACCAACCACAGACCGCCATGGTGACCAGACTGCGCGTCTTGACTAGCCTCTGTCAAGACCTTGACTACAAGAATCTCATAGCAATCGCCGAACGGCCGGGCTTTTGAACCGACAACTCCTTGTCGTGCTCCTGACAAGGCCCTGACAAGTCGTTCGAACCCAGCCGACGCATTTTTGCCC